GGTTTGACAGAATTGAAACTGGGTGCTATTGGTGGTCAGATTGGTGAATCTATTAGTGAGTTCTCCTCCGATGAAACTATGGGTGGAGACTCTAACGCTGCTTGTCCTACTGAGAAAGCAGTTCGTGGATTCTTAACACGAGCAAGAATGGATTCTACTTCTGGTATTTTGGTTCCTCCTCGTGGTGCTCAAGCTAATAGACCTACTGGTGGTGATCTACTAGAAGGTGGTCTCCGCTACGACACTGATGCTAATGGATTTGAATTCTATAATGGATCAGACTGGTTACCTCTAGGTGCTTTCGCTAACTTAACTGTAACTGCTGCTGGAACTACTCTTGTTAATAGACAGCAAGCATGGGTTAACACATCTAGTGGTGCATTCACTGTTACTCTACCTGCATCTCCTGTTAAGGGTGATAGCGTTAGAATCTTTGATGTTGCCAAGACATTTGACACAAACAATCTAACGGTTGGTAGAAATGGTAACCCAATCATGGGTGATGCTGCTGACCTAGTAGTATCTACGGAAGGTGCTGCATTTGAACTTGTGTTCTTCGATGGCACACAAGGATGGAGAATCATTACCATCTAATCCTCACGGGAGTGTTTCTCACTCCCTTTTTGTTATATTCTTTGCTAAATACTAATACGGAACTGCTAAAGCAATGGCTGATTATCAATCTTATAAAAAATTACAGGGGGGACTAGCACTTGCTGCTAATAGTGTCGGTCCTGGTCAGGTATCGGGTGTATCTACGGGTGTTGCACACCAGTTTTTCCTCTATGACTGTTGTTGGTATGATGTTAACAACGGAGGTTGTTGCTTACTGTGGACAGTTCCTGCTCAAACAACTACGGTTAGGTTTGAGTTAACAGGTGGTGGAGGATCAGGATGTCCTGGTGCATGTTGCACTAACGGTCCTGCTGGTGGTTCTGGTGCTTTTGCTATAAAAACATTGCACTCATATAGAGGAGACTTTACTGCTGGTACTACACAATTTACTGTATGTGCTGGTGGTACAACTGATTGCTCTTGTTGTGGTCAGTGTCATGGTAATAACTGTTGTGGAAGACGAGGATGTAGATCTTATGTTACTGGTGGTAACCTAAGTAACTTCTGTGTTGAAGGTGGTATATGGGGATTCCACATGTGTGGTGAGTTAGGATGTTATTCTTGTTCTCATATTCAACAGTGTGATACTTGTTTGCTTCGTTGTTCAGCTTTCTGTGGTACTTGCCGATCAAATGCCAATGAGGGTGGAATCGCTGCAAGTAGTCATGACTGGGGTGTTCAGGGAGTTAGTGGTCACAGGAAACAAAACCACTACTGTCAGGCATCAACTCACAATATAACAGGTACTCCTGTAAGTCCTTGGGCAGCATATTCATCTAGTGCAGTTGATAACTGTTCTCATGGTAACCAGCAAGGTTGCTGTAAAGGACATACAATGTTCCCAGCTGGTGGTGGTCACTCACCATTCACTGACGGCAGTTGCTGTTGGGGTTCATGGGGTGGCGGTGGATTAGTCGTCGTCTCTTATTGGCAGTAATTTTCAATAGTACACAAAGGATTTATTTTTAAAAAATGGCTTGCTCTAAAATACAAAAGACCGTAATACATCCTTGTCCTTCGGTATGGATGGGTCAAGATCAGTCTGATACTAAGGCTGGTATAGCGACCTATCATGGTCCTACAAAACTTTTAACTTGGTGGTATAAAGATCAAGCCGCCCAAGGTAAATATCTGGTGGATGTAATGCCAACAGATTCAAAAGAAGCAGAATGCCCAGTTGCAATTGATTGTGTTTCTGTTGAACTTGATCCAGAAAAGTATCCATTACATGCATTATGTTTCTGGGGTTGTAAGTATGCTCCACAACATATAGAAGTTGTATGTGGACCTTCTTCAGATCCTAATCCAACAATTGCAGATCCAAATCATTTCACAGAAGTATTTGATTTACATTCTTTCTATTATGATACTTCAACTAATGAATGGTCTACTCCACAATTCTCTTTTGATGAAGTTCAAGATGATGGTAGTGGTGAAGGTGCTAACTTTGGATGGGTCAGCATAAGAAATACAAGAAATAATAAACTTTCATCATCTGATAACAAGGTATCAGCATCCGATGTTCCAGATTCTGTTAAGCAACCTTGGATAGATTATCGTAAGAAGTTAAGAGATCTTCCTGCTGATTGGGTAGGTGTTGGTACTGCAACTCATTTAATTGTGTGGCCAATGGAACCTGATCTTGTTGCTGCAGGGTGTACAATAGTAGGTGATCGTTCTTCGATGTATGAAGATGATCCTGCTACTGCTAATGATAAGAAGTCATTCCTACCAGGTCAAGCTTGTCCAGATGTAAATATATATTGACCTGAAACGAAATTCGGATTATAATACCAAATATTCGGGAAAAATTTCTCGGCAATTTTTTTGAGCCACAGGATTTTATAGAATGGATAACAAATTTGTCCCTAAGAAACTAGAGTATACTACTAGTACTTGGGGACCATTATTATGGAGAAGTAGATTACTTCCAGAAATTGTAGAAGAGTTTTCTCGTAGAGCAGCATTGGTAAGAGGTGTTGATGAATTAAATGCAGAGACAGAGCTTGCTGCATTGATGCATGATGAATGGCAATATACTCCAGAAGATCATGATTGGTCTCAAGAAGTATTAAATCCTTGGGTTCAGACTTATATGAAAGCATTCGCACAGTATGCTGAACATGAATATTGTCCTGTTCCTTGGAGTTTAAAAGCAATATGGGTTAACTTTCAACATCAAAACGAAGTTAATCTATTACATAATCATAGTGGTTCTTTGAGTTTTGTTTTATATTTAGATGTACCAGAAGAAATAGTAGAAGAGTCTCATGAATATAAAAATCGTGGAGGTAAACCAGGTATGATTCAATTTGTTCATGGTTCTGGAGGAGCACTATATAATAACAAGAAACAATATATGCCTGAAAAAGGAGATTTATTTTTATTTCCTTCCTCTTTAGAACATATGGTTATACCATTTAAATCTCCAGTAGAAAGAGTTTCTGTTGCAGGTAATATAATTCTTGCAGATACTGAAAATTCATCTTATCAACAGCACTATTAAATGTTTGAACTTAATACTGATGGGCATGAGATTACTTTGATCTCTAATATAGGAGAAGAGAAAAGAAATGCTTTAATCATTGATAATTTTTATAAAAATCCTGATGAGGTAAGACAACTTGCTTTAGATTCTCATCAGTGGACTAAGGATGAAAATCCAGGTTTGATTGTAGGACTTCCTGGAAAAAGAGTGCATGAAATTAAACCTGAATTATCTAAGAATTTAGAACCATTTTTTTATGAGTTAACTAAAGAACCTTTATGGAGATTTGAATTTAACGCAGAGTGGTGGGATAAACTGTGGAAGGACTGTTCTTTTGTTGTTAATATAACTAGGGATATGACTTACTGTGAGTCTAATCCTCAAGGAGGTCTTGTTCCTCATCAAGATTCATTTGATACTCATTTTGGATGTGTTATCTATTTAAATACTCCAGAAGAATGTCAAGGTGGTACAAGAATATATTCTTATGATGGTGTTCAATCTTTTAGTGTGCCTGGAAATTTAAATCAAGAGTTGTCGAGAAAGATGTTTAATGATAAGTTATCATCTGCAATTGGTGGTAATTTATTTGATCCTAGAGAGACTTCTAGACGAGAGTTTAATGAATGGGTTAGAGATTATGTCAATGGGAATATCCCAGACAGTCCTTGGAAGACTGAAGCAGAATTTGAAATGAAATATAATAGGTGTATATTATATGAATCAGATAATCTTCATAGTCAGTGGGCTGATAAAGGTATGTTTAATGGTCATGATAGACTAGCACAAGTACTTTTTATGTGATATGTTTGAAATTAATGATGATCCAGATATGATTCTGGTATCCAAGATTGGTATTGAAAATAGAAATGCATTAATTATTGATGATTTTTATAAAAATCCTGATGAAGTTCGTCAGTATGCTTTAGATTCACCTAAGAAAACTAAGGAGACTGATCCTGGTTTGCTATCAGGATTGTCTGGATCAAGAGTATTTGAACAGGATTCAAGAGTTAAAGATAAAATGAAATCATTCTTTGATGAGTTATCAAAGGAACCTATATGGAATTCTCCAAGAAATTTTGAATCACAATGGTATGATGATAATTGGAATAAGATTGGTTTTATGTGTAATATAACTAATCAAAAAAGTATGGATGTTGGAGGAGGTATTCCACATCAAGATAGTTTTGATAATAGATTTGGATCTGTTATCTATTTAAATACTCCAGAAGAATGTCAAGGTGGTACAAGAATATATTCTTATTTTGGTGCGATAGGTTTTTATCAAGCAGATATGATAGATTCAGATCCAAATAAAAGATGGGTAGAACCTCAAAGTTTTAAAGATAATATGAATGAGATAACTATGCATAGGTGGAAGAATCATCATCAAAATGAACCCGATGAAGGGTGGAAGGTTGAAGCAGAATTTGAAATGAAATATAATAGATGTATATTATATGAAGCTGATGTATTGCATGGAATATGGCAGGAACCTGATATGTTTATTGATTATGATCGAATAGCACAAGTACTCTTTATGTGACATGTTTGAACTTGATGCTAAAGATATTATAGTTGCTTCAAATATTGGACCACAAAAAAAGTCTGCTATAATAATTGATAATTTTTATAAGGATCCAGATTCTATTAGAGAGTTGTGTTTAAAATCAAAGGAGTCTGCTGATTATGATAACAGTGATCTACCTGGTCCTAGATCTGTAGTTAAAGTTGATGGGATGAGGAAGAAATTAAGACCTTTATTTGATGAGTTGTGTTCTGATTTTACAATCTGGGGTAAGAGTTTAAAAAGAAAACCTTATGATAATTCTTGGAAACTGTCTGAGTTTATTTGTAATTATATTAATGATGAGACACTTTTAAAATCACCTACAGGTAGTCTTCCTCATCAGGATGCATATAAATTGATGGAAGAATACTATACTATACCACCAACTCAGTTTGGTGTGGTAATATATTTAAATACGCCAGAGCAATGTCATGGTGGAACTAATTTGTATAGTCTTGATGGATTTATGACTGTGGATGTACCACCTAGGAATGTATTTGGTAATACTTACGAAGCGATTAGAGATTCAATAATAGATGGTGATAGGTGGAGAGTTGAACATCAGTTAGAAATGGTGTATAATAGATGTATAATATTCCCTTCTGATGTACTTCATGGTCAGAGTGTTGACTTGGGCATGTTTACCGACTATGATCGTGTAGTACAGGTTCTTTTTTTATAACTAAATAAATCACTGAGTAACTCATTATGAGATCAAAAGCATTTTATATCAATGGCGGTGCTGGTCGAGTCATTTCTGCTATTCCTGCGTTAGAAAAATATGCAGAAACCCATGACGATTTTATTATCGTTGCTGAAGGAGGGATGAACTTTTTTAAAGGTCATCCAATATTACACAAGTATTCTTACGATAGTTGGCATAAGAATCTCTTTGAAGATAAGATTAAGATGAGAGATTCTGTCACTCCAGAACCATATAGGATGTGGCATTATTATAATCAGCAATGTAATATTGCTCAAGCATATGACATGGAGATTAATGGGTTGGATGAACCTAGAGAACTTCCTACTCCAAAGATTAGGTTAACTAAGACAGAAGCAATTAATGCTCTTAATACAATAGAAAAGATTAAGGCAACGACTGGTAAAGATAAGACAATTGTTATACAACCATTCGGTAGGAATGCAATGGTGCAAGGTGAGTATATTATTGATCAAAGTTCAAGAAGTTTTCATCAGAGTTATATTGTAGATATTATTGAGAATCTTAGAAAAGATTATGCTGTTATAATTATGAGTGAGTTTCAATTTCCTATTGATAAACCTGGTTCTAAAGATCTTGTACCTTGTGGTTGGCCTCAAGCAGACATCAGAGTGTGGGCAGGATTGATTGCTAATTCTGATCATTTCTTAGGATGTGATAGTGTTGGTCAACATATTGTCAAATCCACTGGTGGTACTGGAACAGTTGTAATTGGATCTACATTCCCTATTAATATATCTTATCCAAATGATCCAGACTTTGATTTAATAGATTTGGGTGAAGGTAAGAGAACCTTTGCTCCTCTTCGATTAACACAAGAAGACTATCAGGATATGATGAATGATGAATGTATGGAAATGACTGATGATGATGTTAAAAAAGTAATTACTTCTTGTAGAAAAAGGTTAGGAAAACCTAAAGATTATAAGGGTCAAGGAGTACCTGAGACTCAATCTAATCAGTGTTGTGATAATGCACCTAAGGGGTTTGGATCATGACACAGTGGATTGCAGGTATTAGTAGAGGACATAATGCTGGTATCTGTCTATTAAAAGATGGAGAACTTGTACTTAATGTTGAAGAAGAAAGGTTAAGTAGAGAGAAGTATGATGGTGCTCCCCTTGCATCCATGATGCTGATTAAAAATTATACTGATAAACTTGATTACTTAGCAGTTGCTCATACACAAATTTTAAATAATTCTGTATGTACCTTAGAGTATTGTGGAGAGGATCCTTATACTGCTATGGCTAGAAAGATGGGATTGATTGAGCGTTATTCTGATAATAAAAATTATTATCTTGCTTATCAACATCCTCAAGTAATTGATTATGGTATGGTACACCATAAACTTCATGCTGCATGTGCTTTTTATAGATCTGGATTTGACAATGCAGTTTCTGTTGTTGTGGATGGTGCAGGATCTTTCTTTGACCTATCTGTTGAAGGTAAGAGGACTACTTTTTATGAAGTTGAAAGTATATGGGGTTGCAATTACCCATCAGATATTAGTTGCATTTATAGACACTTAGGTGGTAATGGTCCTGCTCCATTACAGATTGATAATCAATTTGATAATAGTATATTTGATCCAGAAGATAATGGATCTTCTCTTATGATTGTGGATTGTAATGCAGGTATTGTTAAAGCATATGAAGCAGTAACTCAGTACTGTGGTTTCAAAGCTATTGAAGCAGGTAAAACTATGGGACTATTCCCATATGGCAAAGAGAATGATAAGATTCCACCATTATTTGATGCTACAGATAATGGTGACTATCATCCATCCAACTTAAATTTATTTACTCCTACTTATCCTAATGCATCTTTAGTTAAAGAAGGGTTGATGGAACTTAGAACACCAGTAGATGTTGAACGAGAAGATTATACTCGCTTACAGAATAGAAGGGATATGGCATATGCTATTCAGAAAGAGTCTCAAGAAAGAGTGCTTCATTTAATTCGTAGTGCTGTTGATGCTTCAGGTAATAGTAATGTAGTATTATCTGGTGGATATGGATTGAATTGTGTTGCTAACTATTATTATCTTGATCAACTTAAGGATGAAGGAATTAATCTTTATGTTGAACCAATGAGTAATGATTGTGGTACTGCTATGGGTGCAGCATTGTATCATGCTCATAAAGTTAATAATGATTCAAAGGTAAGAGATTATTCTAGTTTATATCTTGGTCCTGACTATAATTATTCTCTGGATGATATACAATCAACTGTTGATAAGTATGGTGGTATTGTTCAGGGTGCTAATCATGAGGATGTAGTTAAACTTATCACTGATAAGAACATCGTTGCATTGTATCAAGGAAGATCAGAGCAAGGACCAAGAGCATTGGGTAATAGATCTATATTATATGATCCAACTGATCCTAAAGGAAAGGATATTGTTAATGGTGTTAAAAATCGTGAGTATTTTAGACCATTTGCAGGTACTATTCTTCAAGAACATGTTCATGAGTGGTTTGATCTTCGTGGTATGGATGAGACTCCACACATGATGTATGCAGTTAATTGTCAGGAAGGAGTACAGGAAAAGATTCCTGCCATCATTCATGTTGATGGTACATGTAGGATTCAAACAGTAACAGAAGAACAGAACAAGAACTATTATGACATCATCCAAGAATTCTTTAAACAGACTGGTTGCCCTATCATCTTTAATACTTCCTTTAATTTGGGTGGAGAACCTCTGGTTGAAACACTCGATGA